AAATATGTTGAGCCACTAAAAAATTCAGCGTTTGTACTTCCGCCATATATTGTTGGAGTTGCATTACTCCAAACACCAGTACCTAGAGCAACTGTTGCATCTGCTCTTTTTGTTACAGCATAAGTCCAATAAGCTCTATTATTTGTCCCTACTGGCATAATAGAACTCATTGCAAGATAAGTGCTTGGAGAATATTTAGCAACTTCATAATACCTCTGACAAGCCGCCAATTCCTGATTATAAAGTCTGCGTTCAAATGGTGTTGCTGTTGAGCCTACTTCTAGTTGAACACCTGTGATGTAAAGTGTTGCACCATTAGTTCCAACTACAGAAACAGAACCTGTAGGTTGTGCATAATTTGCTGAAGCCCAAGTATTTGCTGTTCCTGAAAATGTTGAACCACAACCCATAGAAAATCTTAACTGTATTCCTTTTCCATTAGTTGTAAGCCATGTGCCTGATGTATCTCCAGCAATAGTAATAGATTTTTGTTCCCAAGTATTTGCACTAGATATTGTATAACTAAATGGATAACTTCTATTTTCTGCACTATTAGCTAAAGCTCCACCAAAAGTTCCTGTTAATGAACTATATACCCAAAACGATATAGTAATAGTTTTTGCATTGGCTGTTCCCCATGCTAAATCAGCTATGTTATATCCTTCTATAAACTGACGAGTTCCAAAATAATCTCCAGATGAAACAGTATAAGCTGATGTTGAAGTTAATCCAAAATAGTTAGTAAATCCTACAGGAGGTGTTACTGAACCAGCATTTTGTTGAGCTGTTAATTTTGAACTTTGAGAAACAAAGAAATTCCATCTATCTAAAACATATTGGTCTGCTGCAGGAGTAACACTAGCACCAGCATTTCTCTGGTCTATCCTCATATCACCATTTATAATACGATTCTTTAGCACATAAGGTGACGCTGCAGCAGCTTGTAGACTACTGTCTGGGAATGTGACTCCATTTGTTCCTGATATGCTAACAGGCATTATACTGCTCCTTTAGGATACTTTGCTTTTACAGGGTCAATCATGTTTGTTTTCCATGCGTCTATACCGTTATGGTAAATGTAGTCTAGTTGGTCTGTGATAGCTGGATACTCTGCTGCACGTTTATCTTTGTATGCTTCAGATGCTACTAGAGTTTCTACAGCATTGTTGTCGTAGGTTACTTCTTGATTGTCTTTATCGTATGCAACAGTGCCACAAATATTAACTATATTTGGATAAAGAATACAAATAGCTTCTAATTTTCTCATTATCCTTTTATCTCCATTAACATAATTGTTGAAACTACAGCTCCTGCATTTGCATCTTGTAATAAAGCAAAGCCTGTATTATTAGTGCTTTTATATTGTGTTTTATATGTTGTAGAAGATGTTGTAGCAGGGCTATCTAAATACATTGTAGCCATTGTTCCAACTTCATTTGCTACTGTTCCATCAGTTAGACCAGCTCTTCCTCCAAAATCATGTATACTTGTAGAACCTCTTAAAATTCTCATTCCTATTGATGTATTTGTACTATACTTTAGACATCCAGCATGACTTACAAATATAAGTATTTTATTAGATGATGAACTTGGTGTAATAGAGGCAGATAATCCTGTATCAGAAAATGTGCTTGATGATGTTTGAGTTTCAGTACCATAAGTTCCTTGCACCACTTGCAATACACTTCCAGCAGGGAAGTTAGAGTTAATACCATTTGTAAGCACAGTCCCACTTGTAGTAGGCAAAGTAAGCGTAGTTGTGCCTGATACTGCTGGAGAGGATAATGTAACTGAACCTGAAGTAGAACCGTTAAGTATAAGGTTAGCCATTATTTAGCCTCCAATGCTGTTACTCTTGCTTTTAGGTCGTTGATGATGGTTTGTTGTTCTTGGATTGCATTAACAAGCGTTGGAAGCATATCGCCCATTTTTAAACCAAGTTTTGTTTCTTCATCTGAAATTTTATAAGGCTCAATTAAATCAGGTAAAATTGTTTGAACTTCTTGAGCTATAAAACCAACAATATTAGTTCCTTGATTCTTTATCCAATCAAATCTTCTTGGTTTAAGAGCTAAAACTTCATTTAATCCTGTTTCTAAATCTCTTACATTAGTTTTTTCTGATTGGTCTGATAAGACTGTAATAGACCCACTTCTTGCGGCAATTGTTCCATTATAAAGAACATAAAATTGATATTGACTTAAAGATGTTGAGTATAAATGATATGAGCCTTGTCCACCACTTGATGAATTTCCTACTAATCCCATAGTGGCAACAGAAGCACCATTACTAGGAAGAAGTTTAATACCAGTTCCTGATGTAACACTTGTATCTGTAGTTCCTATTGTTAAATTACCACTAGTGTCTATACGCATACGTTCTGTTGCCGCCTCACCTCCAGGTGTTGTAGCAAATGTTAAAGAGCCGCTATTAGTGCCTCCACCATTTACATATCCAATCCATCCATATCTATTATCTGATAATGAATTTGTATTTGCCGCAAATGCTAATCTAATCTCTGTAGAAGTTGTATTATCTGAATTTTGTAAAAATGCTCCTACAGTTGCAGCGCCTGCAGATGTTTTTACTGTATGTAATATTGCCCTAGGACTAGCAGTACCAATCCCTACATTACCACTAGAGTCTATACGCATTGACTCTGTGCCACCTTCAGCAAAAGCTATAGTATCTGCTGCTGGAAACCACATACCTGTATTAGTATCGCCTGTTGTAGTAATAGCTGGTAATGCTGCTGTGCCTGCTACAAAGGCTGCTCGTTGTGATGTATCTATAGTTAATGCTGTAGTACCGCTATTAGTTTGTAATACTAATGAGCCACTATTATCAGGTTGTATCACTACACCATTGGTTGTAGTTGCATTTATAATTGTACTCATACTATCACCCATCTTGACGTAGAAGGAACTGTAACTGTAACACTTCCAGAGATAGTTATATCCCCAGCTTCTACAGAGTTATATCCTGTAGGAAATGTGTAAGATGTACCTATCGTTCCGTTATTAACATTAAGTCCGTTAGATGCAGCAAACTGTGGTGCATAAGCATCACCACTAGCATCTTGGTAAACAGCTTCTTCAGCAGGATAAGTTACAAATACATTCTTTGTACCTGCACTAAAGTTTACTGCTGTGCCACCATTACTAGACTCTAATATAGTAGTACGAGCTAAAGTAGTGCCTGAAGATGTGTATGTGCCTAGACCTACTTCCCATTCTGCACCACCTACAATAGCGTAGTAAGTAGTATTAGCATTGCCTATAACAGAGAATGACTGAAAGCCAGATACTGCACCAGCAAGCGTGAACGTGCCTGTGCCTGTAGTAGTAGAAGTCTCTTGGACTCTATCTTTGACGACTAACGCCATGGTTTATCCTTAAGATAATGTAACTGAAAGGTTGCCTGTTGAAATCTTAAAGATATCCCCAGAGTCAATTGTTTTAGATGTATCCAAAGGTGAATGGTAAAGTAAGTTGCCTGATGTTGAAGCATCATTAATACCAATCCAACCTACTGTTCCCCATGCGGATGTGCAGGTTGGGAATGTTACGTCACCAGAGTTTGTAGTTACACCGTTAGATGGTGCTGCAAATGTGACTGCTGTTCTAGCATAGCTTCCACCTGATACTTCTGTACCACTACCTGCGTCTGTAGGGTCTGAAGTCCATAGTGATACATATACTGTTGCGACTGATGTGTATGTTGTTGCACGTAGAGTAGCATTGATTAACGCATTCTCTAAAAAGTTACTCATTTCGGACATAATATTTTCCTTATCTTGGTGTTACGTTTAATGTTGTGTATGGATATGTTGAACCTAAATCACTCTTCTTAATATTAGCAATTGCTCTATCATATAAAGCAGACCATGTAGCAATTCTTTGGTCGTTCATAAGATATGGTTCTGCCTCTGCTAGAGTTGCGTAAAGTAGAGCATCTGGATAGTATGCTAAGAACAAGTTACTAGCTGTTGTGCTAGAGATAAATGTAGGTTGAGCATAATATAAAATTTGAACTGTGTAGCTTGTATCAGGACCTGGTGCAAACTTAAATTCTGTACCTAACATTGTAAAATAATGAGGTCTGCCTGATAATGTTGTTTGACCATCTCTAAAGAATAAGTCAGGTGACTGAAACTCTAGTAACACAGGTGGGTTACCTAACATGTGTATTTCTCTGACTTCTAAAAAGTCTGTAGGAAAGCCTACTGTGCTATCTGTAGTATCAGCAGTAGCGACTTGTAACATTCTTTCTGTTCTTAAATCACGAGTCATTCTAAATTGTGCCATCTGAATGAAGTCAGGTATCTGTGATGATAAGTCTGTTCGTGCTAAGTAGTTTTCTACTGTAGTTACAAACGCACTATAGTTTGTTAGAGCCATCTAATTGTCCTTTTAGTCTATCCCAGCACTTGTCCATCTCATCTTTATGCCATTCACTTGCAGCTAATGAGCTTAACCATGCTGTTCTGTCAAAATATGTTAAGTTTTCTATGTCTTTAATGTTATTGGATACAGGGTTTGCAGGGCTATAAGGTGAACCTATGACAGGCACACCACGAATAAGTGCTTCTACATCTGCGACACTACCAAAACTCACAATGACATGAGCTTTTTCTAATGTTTGTTTAAAGTCACCTTCGCCTTTACGCTTAATGACAATTTTTCTCTCTGTATTTTTTCTAATCTCTTCTATTGTTGTATCTAACCAAAGAGAAGCATTGTAAATGTATGATATTTTCTCTGGTGGAGGTAACACAACTACGTTTTCACCACTACGATACTCGTGAACTTTAGGTGTTTCTCTATCTGATAAACGCCAATCTGTGCAATGGTAGTTATTAACACAGAATCTAGCCCATTCTAATTCAGATGACCTGTGAAAGTAACCATGGTCTATCAGAATATAAGGTATGTTTTGTTCTCTACAGGTTATTTGTATCTTATCTGCACCCTGTAAATTACCTACTACGACTGGGATAGACTTACCATCCCATTCTCTTGTTAAAATGCCCTTACAATGCTTTTGCAAGCGTTTTAAGACCTTATCTCTGCGTTCTATACCACTCAGTATTAACTGCATCTAAAACCTGTTCTACGGTGATTGCTTTGCTTTTTAGAAGGCAATGTTGACATACGCTATCATAAGTCCCGCATGGCTCTGAATCGTCATGTATATTTCTATGGGTATCATATCCTAAGTGCCTCGGTGAAGTAAAACCTGTCCATATTACTACAGAAGGTATGCCTAATGCTGCTGCTGCATGATGTAAACCACCATCTGTGCCTACAAATAACTTTGCTTTACTTAATACTTGTAATGCTTCTCTAAAGGTTGCTGTTTCTTTCCACTTTGTATATCGTTTTACAGTCACATCACCTAACTGTAGCCATGGTAAATCATGTTTAAATAAATCTTCCCAACCATGCCATGCTTTGTTTACTGTGTGCGCATAGACTCTTTTAACATTAGGCTCTACAACTATGTAGTCCTTATCTATCTTATCTATGTTTTTCTTTTCTAATTGGTTAAAGTATATCTCACCTACTCTAGGTTTATAGTCATCATTAAATAATAACTTACCTTTATGTGTGCCTTTAAGATAAGGTCTACTGCTAGGATAGTTATTGACCCAGACTACATCTGTATCATCTTTAAGTGCCATTCTAGGGTTATTAGAAAAGACTTGTATGTCAGTAAACATTCTACTGCCATCACCTATCTTTACTTTCTTACCGGTTCTTTCGTTAGCCTCTTTAGCATCACCAGATGCCATTAACCAATCACCTAAACCCATGGCTTTACTTCCACTACATATTCTTTGTCGTTTACTTCTTCTTTAGTAATAATAAAGTAATTTTCTAACTTATCTTTCCACCAATGATGTGTTTCTAAAATAAGATGTGCGTTATGACCATCTGGTAAAGTTTTTTTAGCAGGTATTAAACTGATAACTAATAATCCTGAATCTATCATGCAACGCTTTATATCTTGCAATACATTGTCTAGCAAATGTAGTTCTATATGTTCTAATACATCACCACAGAATACAAAGTCATGTGGTTGATTATTATTTTCTAATCCTTTTACACATGGGTCGTAATTAGCAATAGGTCTATTAAGTGATTCTTCTAATGTTTTCTTACCACATCCATAGTCTAATATGTCTTTATGATGTGATATTTTACTAGCCCATTTATGACCAGAAACACCATAACTTTTATCTTTATGTAATGCTTGTTGTTGCTTTAAATAGTCTTTAGATATAAGTTTACCAAGTTCCATTTAACTGTTTAGCTACCTTATTGATAACTTCTTTCCAAGTATCATTGTCTTGATAGATAATTCTCATGTGACGATACCAAGGCATACTAGGTTGAGCATAACGCCATTGATGCCATGTAGGAACTAGACACCATGTCTTTACACCCATAGCTGCTGCACAATGTTGAGCAGTTGTATTTACACCTAAGACCATATCACATTCAGCTATTAACGCTGCTGTATCATCATAGTCTTTTGCACTTGTCGCAAAGTCAAAGTATTTAACACCGTCTAATTTGTTTTCTACGCTATAATCTAAACTGACTATTACATAGTCTTTGAGCTTTAATAATGGTTCTATATCTGTCTGTGTTAGCTCACGACCTTTAGCGTTAGTATGTTTAATACCACCTTTAGTCGTAAGACCTATAACTTTCTTACCCCATGAGTCAAATAACCCACGCCACATAGTGCGTCTTTCAGGGTCAGCTTTTAGATAAGGTGTGCCAGGAAAGTCTTTATTCGTATGTCTAAAGAATTGTGGTAAACCACCTATGGCACATCTATAATCAAACTTTTTATCTGCTAACCATTCAGGGCTATTTTCTTTACGAGTGCCATGCACTTCTGCCTCTGGAAAACTACGTTTAAATAATCCTTCTAGTCTTGGGTCACAGTCTATATAGACTTGCTTACTAGAACTAATAGCATCAGGAATACAGCTACCATAGAATATCTCATCACCTAGACCTTGTTCGCCATAGATAATAAGTGTTTTGTCTTTAGTACCATCCCATCTTACTTCGTCACCATATACCCATTCTTTACGGAACTTACCGCCTAGTGACTTATGCCATTCTGCCCAACCTTTATCCCATTCACCTTTAGCTAGGTAACTGTGTGCTAGGTTTAGCTGACCATGTAAGTCGTTAGGGTTACATTCTAAAGCCATCTTACAGGCTTTCTCTGCATCATCCCATTTAGATGTTTGTACTAGCGTTGCTGCTGCATTAGAATAAGCTAATGCGTATGTAGGGTCTAACTCTGCTGACTTTAAGAAATACTTTAAAGCATCTTCATACATGTTTAGTTCATGTGCTGCACGACCTAGTGATGTCCATATAGCTTTATTGCCTGGCATCTCTTGTAATGCTCTACGGAAGAACTGATATGCAAATGCAGGCTTATCACCCATTAACCAGATATAACCTAAGAAGTTTAGTGTAGCAGCTTCATTAGGATATTCTTCTAATACAGTATATATAAGTGGTAATGCTTCGTCATACTTTTCCTGATTGATAAGGTCATGTATGGCTAATTGTATATTCTTTATTTCGTCTTTATTCATCTATTGTCTTTATAGCTTGTTGCCATGTTCCATTACTATAAGCCCATCTTGCTATTTCTCTAGGCTCTAATGTATGACCATAGTCATCAAACCATTTGTCTATAAAAGACCAGTCTTGTTTAATATCATCCATTCTTTGTTGTCAACTTGAGATATGGATAGTTTTCGTTTATTTCTTTTATGAGTTCTTTAGTTTGGTGTGGGTTATACATATCTATACCCTTTTGCTTTAACTGCATTTCCACTACAGGTGGAATACTAGCAAAGTGCGCCCATTCTTCTTGAACGCCCTTATTCCAAATTTCAGGGTTATCTCTTGCTTCTTTAATCTTGTCTAACATGCCACTCAAGTCTTGAGTAGAGGTTAGGTAGTATGTATCTTTAGCTGGGTCATAGTCAAAGTACTGACTTACACCTGTTACGCTATTGTGGTCAAATAATATCGGCATTTAATACCCAATCTTTAGCTATATTTTTAGCTTGTTGTTCTGTTAATGCTACTTGATTGTTTAAGTATGAATTGTCTTTATAAAACATAACTTCGTATTCACCTGCTATATTGCATACATTAGCAGACTTATTATTGTTTTCAAATGTTGAAAGTATCATATAAAAAATACAACAGAGGGAAAATTAATTCCCTCTATTATATCACATCTAATTACTAAGCACCTACGTTTTGCACTTTTGCATGTGCGTCAGGGTTTTGAACTACTAAAGCATATTCTGCTGTTAATAGATATTTAGTTGAGTCACCAGTTTTAGCAAGTTCTTCTTTGCTTAAAGGACGTAGTGAAGCTAAACCAACATAGCCTGGGTCAATACATAGAACTGCTGCATCACGCATGAAACGGTCAAGTTTCACAGTATGATTACCGAAGTCAGAAACGTAAACGTCTGCTGCACCAGTAATTGAAGCCTGTGCTTTTACTTGTACGTCTACAAACTTAGTAGCAATACCAGCAAAGCCAGAGAAACGTGACTTGTTAGTAGCTGACATAAGAATTGTTGATGGCTCGCCACCGTCTGTCCAAGCTAATTGTAAAGCTGACTTTAAGTCTGCTTCAATGAATGTTACTGCTGTACCGTCTGTAGGAGCTGCTACTGTACCGTTTACGAAGCCAGGTGTTGTACCTGCTGTAGAACCTGTAGCAATTACTCGGTTAGTAATCCAAGACTCAATACCTGCAGATGAACGAGCTGTTGCTGGACCACCTGCTGATGATGCTTGGTTACGTACGATAGCATACTCCATGTCACGCTTCATTTCTTTACCAGCTTTCATAAGTTGGTAAGCAACTTCAGACTTACGACCATACTTACGTACTACGTCATAAGTGTTTGAAATTTGAACTGTTTTGCTTGAGATTTGAGTATAGTTACCTAATACTGTTGTTGCTGCTAATGTTGAGAATGAAGAATCATCACCTTCAATAGCTCTGTTCGTACCTGCTGCTGCGAGGGCATCGGTCTGCCATTGGTGATAGGTCTGGCCGGCGCTCATTCGCTTTGCCATTGATAAAAGTGGTGTGTCTTCTGGAGAAATATCAAAAATGATATCCTCAAAAGACTCTGCTATACCTTTACCGGTATAACTATTGGTTGCTGATGCTGCCATGATTATGGTTTCCTTTGTAAATTAAAGCATATTTTCTATAAGTTTTTGAGCTGCATCTGACTTACCGGTCTTACGTAATGACTCACGTAATTGACGGTGGTTAGAGTTAGCTTCCGCTTTGGTATCTTTAGAGCCAGGTTTCACCACTGGTTTAGCGTTTGATACCTTTTTCTTCACAACTGAATTTTGTTGTAGTTTGCGCCATTGCATAGCGTCATGCAGAACCTTTACGTGACGAGGGTCAACAATTGCGTTGAGTTCGGCATCAGAAAATCCATAGTCCTTGCCAGTAGATAACAATGCTTGGTTAGTCTCAGGACTCCAATTTGGTATCTCTTTTGCTAGGATTTCTTTTCCCTTTGCTATCTTCTCAGCCATCAATTGCGTTTGCTTTTGAACGACTTGTTGCTTTTTGACTTCAAACTGTGAAACGAGTTGACTACGTTCTTGCTGTAGTTGGTTGTATGTAAAGAAAAGTTTTTGCGCTTCCACAAAGTCATTATCAGACAATTGATTCCAATTCACGTTAGCATATTGGTTTAATTGTTGGTCTAATGATGTGATTTTTGCTACATCTTCAATTAAGACATTGTTAAGTTGCATCTGCTCTTGAAAGGCTTGCTCTTGAGCTTTTATACTCTCAGCATAGGCTTCTAGCTCTTTACGTTGTTCTGCTACTTGTTGTGTCTTTTGTGTGTAGTCTAAGCCTTGTTGTGCTAATGCTACGACTTCGTCTAGTGGCTTCTCAACATCTTCACCATTAACCTTTAACTTAAGGAGAGCAGGAACTTCATCTTCCGACTGTTCTTCTTCCTCAGCTTGGTCATCTGGGTTATCATCTGTTGCTTCTTCTGATTCTACTTCTTCAGTA